CACTCATCACACCAATAACATAGTTAGTTGATTCATTTTCTTGTAAGGCAGTTTGTTTCTTACTTGTGTCGCTATGTTTGTTGAACCAAGGAATTGGTGTAGTTTTTGGAGCAGGATGCCCATATTTAATACCAATATCTTTCAGTGCTGTAGCTGCTGTATAATCTACAAAATCTTTTAAGATATTGGAGTTTAGACCAATCACAGTGCCTTTCTGGAATAGGTAGTCTGCCCATTCCTTTTCTTCACGTATTACGTCCATATACATTTGATAGACTTCTGCTTCGCATTCTACTTTGGCTCTGGCAAATCTTTCATCTTCTTTAACTACTTGATTGATAATCCAAGCAGTCCAACCTTTGTGTAGTAGTTCATCTTGTAAGATCAAACTGATGATGTTACCGTTACCAATAAAGATCTTGTTTTCAACCATTGCTAGACTTGTAGCAAATGATACCATGAAGCGGAATGCTTCAAGTGCATAGCTGGCATTGAGTGCCAACCAGATTGCCTTGATATAAGAATCTTCAGTGACTGAGTCAAGTCCTAGTTCTTTGCGGCAATTCATTCTGTGCAGGTCATCATAGTAATTGCCAACAGAGCTAGCCATATCCACAATCTCTTGTGTATCATGGATTGTGTTGAACACATCCTTGGGCACGTTGTAGATGTTGCGAATGATGTGACTGTAACTACGGCTGTGAATGTTTGTTTCAAAGAAGCTCCAGTTATACATCACAGCTTCTAGTTCAGGGATTGAACACACCGGTGTAAAGATTTGACTTGGCCCACGACCTTGCAAACTATCCAGTGCTGTTTGGCGCAACAGGTTAGATGTAAATATATGCTTCACAGTGTCTGACGCTTCTTTGAAATCTTGTGCGTCCTTGGTTAGTGAGATTTCTTCCGGAACCCAAAAGAAGCCCCGAGCTTCCTGTTCAAATTTTGCAAGTTTGTTGTATTTTACTTCTTCAAAGCGTTGAATGGTAACAGGACCTGCTGGATCCAAGAACATCTTGCGCTGTAAGTAGTCTGTTTTTGTTTTTAAGTTGTATTGTTGTTTGCTCATATTACCAATGCCTTATAACTCCTGCTACAATAAACAGGTTTGTTATTATATAACACAAGACGATCGCTGTCCTAATTTGTGCGACTCGATCTGCTTCTTGTTTGGTGGCGCCGGCCTTTTCTCCCAAGGCCTTGGCCCACAATCTCCAAAACTTTCGCATCAATGAAATTGATCTGCTTCTGTCGAGTGCTTGTTTGCCACAGTAGATGTGGCACCAACAGCTTCACTAATCAAATCAAAATAGCCTACACCAACTTCACGTTGATGACGAACTGTTGTAAAGCCGCGCTCTTGGGCAGCAAACTCACGTTGTTGCATTTCTGAGTAACCAGCCATGCCACGCTGACGGTATGCTTCTGCTAACTCAAACGTAGCCAAGTTTACACTATGGAAGCCTGCTAGTGTGATGAACTGGAACTTGTAACCTAGTTCGCCTAGTTCACGTTGAAATGTTTCGCACTCGTCTTCGCTCAAAAACTTACGCCAATTAAAACTAGGACTGCAATTATAGGCCAGCATTTGATCAGGGTAATGAGCATGGATGGCGTCTGCAAACTTTCTAGCTTGTGCGATGTCTGGCGTTGAAGTCTCAAACCATAAGAGATCAGCGTAAGGGGCATAAGCAAGACCTCTGCTAATACAAGCATCAAGGCCATTTTTAAATTTGTAAAAGCCTTCTTCAGTGCGTTCATTGATAATAAATTCCTTGTCCAGTGGATCGTGATCCGATGTAATCAGTGTTGCTGATTCTGCATCAGTACGTGCCATAATAACTGTGTCGACTCCTGCTACGTCTGCTGCCAAACGTGCAGCCTGTAAGTTGCGAATGGCTTGGCTTGTTGGGATCAATACCTTACCGCCTAAGTGTCCACATTTCTTTTCGCTACTCAGCTGATCTTCAAAGTGAACACCGGCTGCACCAGCTTCAATCATTGCTGACATAAGTTCGTATGCGTTTAATGCACCGCCAAAGCCGGCTTCTGCGTCTGCCACAATGGGCAAGAAGTAATCTGTTTCTACTTTGCCTTCACTGTGTTCGATTTGGTCTGCACGACGGAACGCATTGTTGATGCCTCGCACCACTTGTGGTACTGAGTTTACAGGATATAAACTTTGATCTGGATATGTTTGAAGTGCTGTGTTGTTGGCTGCGGCCACTTGCCATCCTGACAGATAAATTGCCTTGAGTCCAGCCTTGGCATGTTGCACCGCCATTTGACCGTTGTAGGCACCCAGGGTGTTGATGTATGGCTCCGTGGCCAGCAATGCACGTAGTTTTGCGGCGCCACGCTTGGCCAGTGTGTGTTCAATCTGTAAGCTACCTTGTAGTTTGCGAACTGTTTCCTGTGTGTAATTACGTTTTTTCATTGTGTTCCTTAAAGTTTGCATGCTTCGCAGTCTTCCTCTTCCATGATTTCAATGTTGTGAGGTAAGTCTACTAAGACTTCGTCTTTTTGTTTGCTACCTTGTTTGTTGATCAAACTGTAGTAGAATGTTTTCAATCCCCAGTAGTGTGCTTGCATCAAGTTCTTGGCAATCAACGTGGTAGGCACCTTGCGATCTGGGAAGTGTGCTGGATTGTAGAATGTGTTTGTGGAGATTGACTGATCAACATAGGCTGCTAGCACAGCCGCAGTTTTTAAATAACCATCACAATCCTTTTGTGCCCACATCAATTGATATTTGTTTTTCAACTTGTGATACTCGGGCACAACTTGTGTAAGGCTACCAGCTTTGCTTTCTTTAACAGTGATCAAACTCATGGGCATTTCAATGCCATTGGTTGAATTAATAACCACTGAGGAGCTTTCAACCGGAGCAATGGCCATTAGTGTTGCGTTGCGAACACCATAGGCTCGCATCTCAGCTCGGAGTCCTTCCCAGTTTAATTCAGGATCAAAATTTGTAAGCTCATTGACACCGGCACTACGGCGTTCCCATGGGAACACACCTCTTCCATACCACGTCTTGTCGCTATCCTTACAACGGCCGCGTTCTTTAGCAAGCTCCACGGTTGCTTCAGTAAGGTAATAAGCCTGGTGTTCCATCCATGACTTGACTTCGGCCAAGGCGTCTGAGTCTCCATAGCTAAAGCCACGCTTGGCGTGCCAGTAAGCAAGGTTTGTGATACCGATACCAAGTGGCTGAATCTCATCATTGGACAACTTACTCTGTATGGAAAGGAAGTCCTGATAGTCCAGAATGTTGCAAAGGCTGCGTTGCAAAATACGGCAAGCACGACGCATGTCCTCAGGATGGCGGAACGCACCCCAGTTGATCGAGCCCAGTGTGCAAAGAGCAATGCGTCCCTCGGCGTCGTCCAAGCGTCGGAAAGGTCTTGTAGGAAGGAGAATTTCACAGCAAAGATTACTCTGGTAAATGGTGTGATACTCAGGGTCAAATGGACCTTGGTTCATCACGTTGTCAATGAATACTAGATAAATGCGACCAGTGTCTGTTCGCTCCTTAAGAATACCTGATTTGAAGACTTCTTCAGCAGACATAGTCTTTTTCCGGAGGTCAGATCTAGCTTCATATTTGACATAAAGATCTTCAAATAGTTTAGTGTCCCGATAGAATGCTTCGTATAGATCCGGCACTTCGTTAGGGTCAAAGAACGTGATCGCTTGTTTGTTTTTAAATCTACGCCAGAAAAAAGCAGAAAGCACCACCCCATAGTCCATATGTCGGACACGGGTTTCTTCTGTGCCTTGGTTGTTCTTGAGCACAATGAGATCATCGAATTGATGATGCCAGATGGGATAGAAAACAGTTGCACTTGCATTACGAATACCGCCTTGACTACATGAACGTAAATCGCCAAACCATTTCTTAAGGAACGGGATCATACCTGTGTGCATGATCTCGCCACCACGTATGGGTGATCCTAAAGGTCGTAAACGTCCAATTTCCAAACCAATGCCAGCACGTTTGCTAGCATACTTGGCCATCATCTCACCTGAGGCGAATATAGAATCCAGGTCGTCATCGCTTCGGATGAGAACACACGAGCTAAACTGTTTGGTAGGAGTGCCCAGCCCTGCCAAAACAGGAGTGGCCAAAGTAAACAGGCCATCACTAGCAGCGTTGTAATACTCTTTGATGTAACGCATGCGAGCTGAGTTAGGTTCTTCTTTGTGAAATACAGTGGCCGCTGCCACCATGTATCTAACTTGTGGAGTTTCATAGATTTCCTTTGTTGAGCGATTGCGAACAAGATACTTTTCGATCAGTTGTTCAATGGCTGCATAAGAATACTGCTCATCTTTGGCATGGTCCAACATATCGTTCATGCGGTTCCAGTCGTCTTCACTATACCACTCTAGCAGTTCAGGAGTATATAGACCAACTGCCACATTCTTCTTTACGATTTCATACAGGTGAGGAGGCTCGTACGAGCCATATACATCCTTGCGTAGCATCGACAAACGTTGTTTGCCTGCTACATATTGATAGTTTACATGTCCTACATCTGGATTAGATTCAACGTCGATCAAATCAACAATGGCTCGTAGTGTGATGCCATCGATCTCAGTTGTTGTGATTCCGTCGTAAAAGTGTAATTGCGTTCTGATCTCAATCATGCTCTGACTGACATCTGCTATCCCCTGACAGATCTTGGCAACTTGTGCTTGCCACTTTTCAATGTGCAACGGCTCTCGACGGCCGCTTCGTTTTACTACTGTAATTTGTGTCATTCTCTACTCAGTTAATTATATTTCTTATGCACCTGACTTTGTGTCAACTGCTGCTTGATTTCTATTTCTTGGTTGGTATTTACGATGATGTCTTGGTCCCAATTCAATATATATTTTCTTTTGTTGACCAGGACTAAATTGTGCCCTTCGGCAGTTAAAACCAGCTCTGCATCCGTCAAATCTGCATGGCCAAGCAAACTTATAGTATACAGGATTCCAAGCCCTCTTGCAACATCACAATAGAGATTGTCACTCAAAAGTTCCCAAGGATCGGGCCAAGTATCTTGGTCATCCCAATGCAAATGGTATGCACGCCATGGAGCTTGGAACCACCATTGGTTAATATTGGTCAATACCGTTTGGGGGGTTTGATTTTGATTTTGTTCTCGTAGATTGGCCCAGGCATCAAGCCTGAGCTGAAAGGTATTTGGCCACATTAAACGCGGAAATTAGAGATTGAAAAAGTGATAGATCCATCTACGCCCGTGTTGGTTGTAGTGTATTTTATAGTAACATCGTCACCAGTTTGACTTGCAGAAAGCGTAACACCAACTGCTTGATCTTCGACATAATCATCGTCATATGTTAACGATCCGCCACCGGTGGGCACTACTCGGAATGTTCCATGGCGCACACCAGTATCTCTAGTGATGCTATAGTTCATAGATGCAGATCGTGTCAAGATAGAATCAAATGTGTAAAGATCTTGATTTGAAGAATTATTAGTTAACACTGCCTCCGGTGCAGTTTCAACAACATTGGGCCCGAGTTCAATGTATTTTCCATTAACAAATCCAATGCTGCCGGTATTGGCCAAATCAATTCTGGGATAGGTTGTTGCATAATCATCGCCTCGCTCAAACATATCAGCTACACAGATATTGTTGGCATTGCTCACAGATATAATTGCAGTGGCCGGACTTGTGGTTCCGTTAAAATGATTGCCGACATCATAAAAAATATTGTATCCAGTGGCGTTGAGTTCGATAGAACCGATTACAACTCCCTCAGCGTAGATGTTATTAAAGAAATTGTGTAAAACTCTAAATCCAGTTGGTCCCCCTAAAATAGGAGTCCCATCACCAATTACAACACCTTTATATAAAGTGTCAAATTGACTATTGCTGACTACAATACCTTTGATCTGTTCATCTGTGTTTATACCGTAGGTTAACCCAGTGAATGCACAACGATCAAATGTAATTGATTGACAAACTAACGAAGCTGTGCTGTTAAATCTTACTCCGGCAATATTGTCGGCATCTGTATTTAAATCTCCAGTGACTAGTGGTCCCATGAAGTTAACATTGCTAAATGTAAAATTGGTAGCATCTTCAACTAAAAATACATCAACTGCGTTGTCTTCTGTTTCAAAGCCTAAGTTACTAATAGTAACGTATTGAGGAGTTATAGCACCATTGCTTCCAATATTGGCTCCTGTTTGTTGCAAACTATCCCCTGATCTTGCAACATAGGCACGCAATGCACTGTCATCCCCGGCGGCCATTACAATCACTGAATTATCAGCTCCTTCTCCATACAAAGTTGCATAAGGAGGAATAACAATTGTTTGGTTGACTTTGTAAACACCTGCTGGAAAAAACAGGCTTCTACGGATTTGTGGATTAACTTCTCTGCAGAATAGCTGATACAACGCTCTGTTGATTGCATCTGTATCATCTGTGACGCCGTCGCCAATGGCTCCAAAATCTTTAACTGATGCCCACTGGTCTAACCAGCTCTGTAAACTTTGAGTTACTGGGCTGTTAGCGTCAGGACCAGTTTGTACTTCGTATCCAGCGGCCAGTCCCTTGTAGGTATAAGTTGTTTGAAAAGCCAATATGTCACTGAATTCTGTCAAAATTTCAGTGTTGCCCACTGCTGGCGCACCCTCGGCTAATGTGCCGTTACCAATAAACAGTCTACGCTCGTCGATGCTCCAACCTAGCTCGGCACCTGCAAGTTGAGGTAATTCTGCTTGTAAACCTTTACGGTTTGTAATTCTTGAAATTTGAACAATAGCCACTGTGATAGTCCTCGATCTATCACATATTTAGCGTGTTAAGTAGTAGAGCTCTACACGCTTCATCCACTCATCACTCCAATATTCAAACTCGTCGCCTTCTATAACAAATTCTAAATATTGGGGTTTATTGTAGCTACCATCTTCTAGCAATTTGGGCTGCACGGCCATTAAAATAACACCAGTATTGATATCTGTTCCATGTGTTTCGTTGTGTGCTGCTGCATACGCTGCAAGTTGAATAAAGTAATCGCTGATATATTCTTTTTTCTTAACTTTATTGCTTTGCTTAAAATCCATGATAGCAGGCCGGCCCTGCCATAAACCCAAACAGTCTGTGGTTCCTGCATACAGTCCCGAATAATACACAGGAACTTCTGTGCCCCAAAATTCAGTTACGTTGGGTTGTAGTCCTTGCATGATAACTTCTGCTGCCATAAACCACGATGGGTGTGCAAAAGGATTGCCCGGCAAAGGTTTCATGTCTTCAGACAATACATAGTGTTCAAGGTAGGCATGCATTCGTGTGCCGCGGTTTGCAGCTTCTGTGGTAATCTGTTGAGCTTGTTGTTCGCCCACACGTTTTTTCCAATTGGCCAAGGCTTCACGTTGTTCTGCAGGTTTGGTCTTGTCTAAGATTGTGGTTACGCTAGGAACCTTGCTGCCGTCTGGCAGGCAATAGTGGCGTTTGCCCTCAACAGTGGTTCTGCTGAGTGGAGTGTAATTGTATTTTTGAGTTATCATTGAGTGGTTGAGTTAGTTAGTAAATTTCGAATTTTCCAATATACTGTTGCCTTGGGCACAAATTCAAGATCGTGTGCATATTTAAAATTATGATCACAAATATCTTGAACTTGATCCAACACTTGTTGTTGATCCATGTTGCATAATTTTTTAACCTGTTCAAAGGCTGCGGCCCAGCGTTGTTGATCATCTTCGATGTCATCGTAGCTTTCGTCAATTATGCCATCAAAGGTTTTGAATCCTTCGCTGCGTATGAATTTCAGCATGCCTGCACCAGCAAACATCACAAACAATCTACGTCCCAAAAAAGCCTTGGCTGTTTTTTCCGACAGCATGTGAGTGCCATTTTCAAATCCTGTTTCGCAAATAATACTGTAGGCAGTTCGGTTGAACAACTGTGTGGGCAGTATGCAAGGCATTTGAACCACCATGCCGCGATATTTCACATGTTGATTTAATTTTAGATAGTCCATGTCGGGCAAAGGCTCAAACTCTGGTTCCCAAATAAATTCTGACCCTTGATGCATAGGAACAGTCAGTGCATCTCCGGGCATGGGGCCCAAGGCATGAACTATTTTGTGGGCGAGATTGTGCTTTGCAATTTTTTCAGCTACAAATCCACGATGCGGTTTCCAAGTACCCAACATGGCATCAAAATATTGAGGTTTGGGAGCATATGGTGCCAATTGATCTGTTAATGCATCGGGAAAATTTTTATACAGTTCTGCGACTCTCCAGATATGATATTGCCACGGAATGATTCTGTCACTGTGTTGATCCACAGAACCTGCCATAATCCAATATAGATTATTGAGATTTTTAAATTCAGGTTCTTTTATCAGCGAAGGGGCAATTACTTCAGTTTCAATCGTGAATACCAAATCGCTGGCATTACACAATGATATTATTTTGTCTTTTTCTCTTTGTCGGACCTGCGCTGGGTTAAGATTATCTGGCGATCGGTGGTCAATTACATTGAATGCTATTTTAATATCGGCTATTGATTGTTGATACTGATCTATATCTGTATATGTTTGGCGAGGCTGGCGATAGTTGAAATGTTTGGGCCAGCAGGGCATGGTCTTCCATCCTCCCACAGAAATAGGTGATTCTGCATAGTATGCATCTTGAATGTATATTGAAATCATCAGTCTAAGGTGTGTTCTTTGGTATAAGTGATAGGGTTTAAATTTTTAATCATTCTGCGTTGCAAGTCTACTATTTGTTCTAGAATATTTTGTTGTTCTTGTAAAAATTGAGCAGTGTAATCCAATGGTGTGGGAGGAGGCAAATCAACTCGGCTGGTAACTTCTGCGCCGTTGCGATCTACCATACGCAGACCATGCTTGCGAGCTAGATGTTGAATTTTGGCATTTTGTGAGATACAATGCATGAATACACTGTGAATGCCACGAGTTTTGCCCCAGTCAATCATGTGATTCATTAGACTGTCGGCAACACCTTTGCCTTGATGTTTGTTGTCTACACTTACCGCCAACTCCCAATCGTCACCTTCGCGAGCTAGATGCCCGAACCCCACAATATTTTCGGCAATTTCAGCAGTAAATAAATGATGGTCGTCTGCGTTGTATAGTATTGACAAAATAAATTGATCAATGGCCTCGTCCTTGATATTGTAGCAAAACCGAGTATAGCGGTCCGCTTGTGGTAGGTTCTTGAGATGCCGGGAGTATTCTGCTAATACACCAACATCTGCATGTTGTATTTTCATATTCTAAAACTTTCACCGCAACCACAACGATCACGTTCATTGGGGTTGTTAAATTGGAATCCTTCGTTGAGTCCTTGACGAACATAATCTACCGTGACGCCTTGCAAATACACACAGCTTTTTGGATCAACAAATATTTGGCACCCAGCACAATCGAACAATTGATCTTCTGGTTGTGGCGTATCCACATATTCTAGCACATAAGCCAGTCCAGAGCAACCGGTAGTTTTTACACCTAGCCTGATACCTTGCCCGTGACCTCGTCGAGTTAGAGTTTGTTGTATTTTTCGTGCAGCCGCATCAGTTAAGGAGATCATCAATGAAGATGCTCCAGTATCCAATCGGCTATAACTTTGTGCCCTGCTTCATTTGGGTGATCCGTATTTGGATAGAAATATCTGTGCTGGTAGTTAGTCGAACATTCGTGATCTGCCGAGGCTCCTAATATTTCCACTGCACTCTGAGGAAATATTTTTTGTTTGTCGATGCCAGGATAATCAAGAGCTGGATCTACCCACCCTATCAAGTACCTGTCGTCGATATTGTATTCTTTACAAATTTTTTGTAGTGCTAATATAGCAACGTTGGCCCGGAACTTGTGTAATTCTGAACAATGAACATATTTAAAATAATTTCTTATAGTGCTGTCCTCGTGATTTTCCATAGGGTATATCGACCTAGGTTCATTGGTCTGCGGATTAAACAGCAATGCTCGATGAAGACTTGTAATAAAGAATAATGCACAAATTTTAGTGTTTGGATTATAGGATTCTGCTAAAAAATCTTTTAATTGCAACACCATAGAGTCTATACAACTGCCCCCAATCGCCTTGTTTAAAAATTTGCACTGTAAATTCTCTGACAACACTTTGCCGTAGGTTTTCTCATGTGATTTTAATTCTGCACCATAAGGCCAACTATCTCCAAAAGTTACTAATAAATCATACATATCAACGATATTTTTTACGATAATCTTCTACAGCGGCTTTTATAGCATCTTCAGCAAGAATAGAACAATGAATCTTGACTGGTGGCAGTGCGAGTTCTTCAGCAATCTCTGAATTTTTAAGAGCTGCGGCTTCGTCAAGCGTTCGTCCTTTAACCCACTCGGTAACGAGAGAACTGGAGGCAATCGCACTGCCGCATCCGTATGTTTTGAACCTTGCGTCCGTGATGATGCCATTTTCGACCTTGATTTGGAGCTTCATAACATCGCCGCAGGCCGGTGCTCCAACCATGCCTGTGCCAACATCGGGATCACCTTTGTCAAATGATCCAACGTTTCGGGGATTTTCGTAGTGGTCAACCACTTTGTCTGAATAAGCCATGTCAATTCCTTATACTGCAAAACTACTACCGCACCCACATGTTGTTGTGGCATTGGGATTGTTGATAGTAAAACTTGAGCCCATGAGTTCGTCTTTGTAATCAATTGTGGCACCTTGCAAATACTGCATGCTCATTGAGTCAATCAATATACTGGTGCCGGATTTTTCAATTACAAAGTCATCTTCGTTTTGTTCTTCGTCTAGAGTGAAACCATAACTGAATCCTGAGCAACCACCACCTTGCACAAACGTTCTCAGTTTGACCTTGGGGTTGTTTTCTTCTGCCAAAATGTCTGAAATTTTGGCCATTGCAGATTCAGTAATTTCAATCATGGTTTATCCTTGTACTAAAACCCAACGATAGCAATTGCAGTTGGCGTCTAAAATCTGTTCGTAGCGATAGCCGTACGGTGCTGGTGGCAACGGTTGTTGATATACCACAGGAGGAGGTTGTTGTGGACGAGTTAGCGCATACGTTACCACGCCGCCTATGACCAATGGTGCCACCCAATTATAGCCGTTGTGCCCGTGATGATGGCGATATCCGTGATGCCTGTGCTGGGCCTGTACAGTTACAGCAACAGCTGACAAAACAAATGCAATTAAATATTTCATGGCTTCTCCTACAGTGTAGTATACTATATTTAACGCCTGATGTCAACCTTGCGTTGACTGTTTTGGTTATTTGTTCATGCCGCGACGCATGGCTGCTTTGGCATTTCGGTTCACAATTTCTTCGGCTTGGTCAACATTCATTGCGGTGTCGACTTCGGTATTGCCTTTGTATCGAATAACATCAGAATTGGGTTCTATAGGCTCAAGAATATTTTTAAGAGGCTCTTTTGCTACTAATTCGGACAACAGTTGATCGTTGAGATTTATACCAATGTTTTTGGCTGCGTTGATAAATGCCTGTTTGCTGATTTGTTTTTGAGCATTTTGATCTTCGGCACGACCAGCCAGAAAGTCTACCAATGCAGATAACTTTCTGGTGTTGTTATTGCCTTCATCAAATTCTCGAATTAGCATTATCTACGTCCGCGTCCTAGATCAGCAGCTGATCCAGCTGGTTCACCTGTTTCTAAATCATCACCGACTTGGGCAGCGGCAGCGTCAAGATCGCCGGCACCTGCTTCTAAGTCAGCGCCAGCGGCAGATAGGTCAGCGGCAGCACCGGCTTCGCCGCCTGCACCTAAATCTGCACCCATACCTGCATCCATCGGAGCGGCAGCTTGACCAGTTACGACACCAAGTGCAGCATCCATTTGTTGTTTGCCTGCTTGCAGGTTTTGCACCAGGCCGCTGAGAGCAGCAGTGGCATCTGCATTGAACTGATTGGCTTGTTGTTGACCAACTTCATTCTTGATAGAATCAACCAAGGCTGGAAGATCTTTAAATTGCATGGCAGTGATTTCTTCCAACATTTTTTGCATCTTGTCTACCATGTCTTGGGCAGCAAGAACAACTTGAGCTTGTTGAACTTCGCTGGCTTCACGTAGAGTTTCTACTTCACGGATTCTAGCTGTTAGTCCTTGTTCCATAACAACCAACTTTAGATAAGTTGGGTTCTGTTCACTTTGATGGAACGTGGGTTGAGCGCGATGTTCGCGAATCAAGCTGCGAACACGATTCAACATGTTGCGAGCTTGGGGGCGTGTCAAACGATCAAAGTCAACACTTTGACCAAAATAACTTTCAAAAACCTTAGCGGTTTGTTTTGATTGTTGTGGCTGAGCCAGATCTTGAAGTTTCATTTTCGAATCCTTTTTGCTGTAGGTATTTAGCCCAATTTACACATTTAGAGAGTTGTTGTTCTAGTACTCTTTTCTGTAAAATCTTGGGCTGTAATTTTGTTTCTATTTTTTCTTTAATATCAGGATCACGAGTTTTGTTTGCTACCCCGGCTCTGACAAAGATATCGTTGCTGATATTGGATAAAATATTGTCAAATAACAGCAAATCACGTGCTAGATTAAATTTTTGATATTTGTCAGCAACACACCAACTGATGGCTGTGCGTGTACTGTTAAAAAATCCCTGTTGATCGTCGTTGATATACACAGTGTATCCGGGCTTTTGTGGCACAATCCTGTATTTGCCAAATGCTTCGTATTCACCGTCTTCGTTTTGCCATACTAACACTGGCAACATCTGTTGGAATTCTTGATTAATCCAACGTTCAATATCTTGGTCTTTGATCATGTTAATACGTAGTGTTGCAGCATCCAAGCTACTGTGCCCACAAGGGTAACAATAATACCAATGCCCCAATTGATCAATCTATCATTGTTTTTAGTGGCCATGGCCTGAACTGTATTTTTAACAGTTTCTACTGATGCCACCACAGTGATAACTTTTTCTTCCACTGATTCTAGTTTTGTTTCTAGAAGTTTGTAACGTTCAGCACACAATTCAACGTGAGCTTCTAAACTTTTCTTTTCGATGTCGGTGGTATCTGCCATGGTCAATTATTTACCAAAAATACTTCGAACCAAATATTCTGTTGGCTTCCCTGTGTTATTAACTGCGGAGTCAGTGTATAAGTTTCGTCCAGTCCTATCAGCATGGGAACATCCTCACAATCCTGTTTCAAAATACCAAATGTATCTTGGTCCTGTTGATATATGCCATCAAATTCAACTGTGTATTCAAAAGACCAGTATCCGTTTTCCATCACTGGTGTGGTCATGTCAAATATCTGTGTTCTAAGTTGTAGAATTTGCGAGATTGTTTCTAGGTTGCGCTGTTGGTTCCTTGACCGATTCCAAGAGCTCAAGTCCGTAATTGCGTTTCCTGCACGATCCTGAAAAGGAATCTGAGAGGGTTTGAAATGTCCAGTGATTCCAGTTTCAGTTATATCAAAGGTGGTGCGGCAGCGTATATGCATAAGACACGATATTTAACTGCCAATAAAAAACCCCGGAAGTTTCCGGGGTTGTGTAATCAATATCAATTGATTAGGTCGATAGCTTGAAGCCAGCGTTTGTGCATGAGCTGAACTGATTGGTGCCAGCAACGCCTGCAACGTTAGCAGCAGCCAACGCAACTGTAGTATTAGCAAATGCGCCAACTGGGTAAACAGCTACGCTTAGAACGGTAGCGTCAACTTGGTACATAGCAACAGTAGTTGTTTGTTGAATAGCTTGGATTGCGTTAGAAACAAAACCGTTTACGCCTTGTTGAGCAGCCATTGTGTTAGCAGCAACGAAGCGGAAGAACT